TTCTGTTCCAAAATCATTGTCGTAGCTCATAGATTCATAAGTATGTATATCTATTTCTTGATTTGTATCAAATTTACTTCTGCTAATTGCATTGTAAATAGCACCACAAACTGCATCCGCCAAGTCTTTTGAGCCTTTTCTTGGGTGGTCAACCCTGTCTCTCATTATTTTAAGCTGAAGCAACTCGTCTATAAGTAACTGTATGTGAGGCCCAGAAAGTCTTTCTTCTGCCACAATCATTGCCATATCATCATAATGCTTTTTAGCGACAGATAGAATCTCTGTATTGATGCCGTATTGTTTTAGTTGTTGCATCATATCATGAGAGTTCCATCTGTCAAAAGTACATACACGAATTTTAAATCCTCGTGTCTTTAAAGAAAGAATGTAATCTTTTACTTCAGTAAAATCTACAGACTTGTCTTTTGTTGGTGTCCAAAACCTGACTGCATCTATTTCAACAACAGGGGCTGGTTGTGAATAGCTATCGGTGACTTTAACGTTTACCCACTTGTTTACATGGCCCATTGCTACTGCACAATGGTCATGCTTTTGCGCTAAGTCTACGTGAATAAAATATTCTTTATCTGGATCTGGAATAAACCACTCTTCAAGTCTGCCAAAATTATCTACTGCAAGGTGTGCTTTATTAAAAGCTTTCTCAACCTTTTCTCTTGATTTAAAAAATGCATCAACTGCATCTGGTGGCATGCATGCAAAACGTGATAAAGCATCAAGAGGGTTAGTAAAAAATGCAACCTTAAAATCATCAATTTTTCTTACTGGATTTATTTCCCAGGTCGGTCTCTTAAGTGCGTAGACTTTTGGAATTTTATAAGACAATATGTGGTCTTCTTCCCACTCAACACTAAATTCATTTCCCTGTGTATTATCTGGAAGGTCTTCATCCATTTTAAATTTATGATCACGAACAATGGTTTCTTTTTGTGCTACTACGGCATCATATCTTTGCTGTATATAGTCGTTCTTATATCTAGGGAATGAAAGCAAAATTACTTTGCCAAAGTCTGGAAAACGAGAATCTACGGATGCACGGTACATATCGTATATAGCTGCGCCTGTCTTTGCCTGCTCATGGCCTGTTGTATTGTCAATTGCAAATCCTGAAATCTCATCAAGGATAACTACGATTACGTTATATCCTTCCCATGCCTCACGTTCTGAGTGACCTGAGTGTACTGTAATAGCTTTATCAAATTTAACTTCCGAAGCTTTGTCATTATATTTTCCAGCAAACCAAGGGGATTTGTCAATGCGTGTTTTAAATCCTTTAAAAAAAACGTTGCTTGCCTGTTGAGAGTTGATAGCAATGTTAATAATATCAATGCTATCGCCTGGGGGCTTTCCATAATATGTTGCTGGATCTTTAAGGCACAATAGTAAATATACTATATATGATACCGCAATAGTTGAACAGTAGTCTTTTCCAGATCCTTTTCCTAACTGAGCAACAACTTCATTAGCAGTTTGCTTAAACCTTATTCTTCCCTCTTCTTCTCCAAAAAGCTTGATGAGCGTTGACTCTTTATAAATCTGGGAGCTTTTTTCGATAAGCGTGTATTGATAGTCTGAAAGTTCTGGAAGCCCAAGGTATTCTGGACTTCTAACAAACGTTTTAAGATCGACTGGTTTTTCATCAAACTCCTCTCCATCGAGCATATCGATAAGATCGGTAAACTCAAACGACATTGGCTTCCTCTACTGGAACTGATTCAACTACTCCAGTTATTTGAGACAATCTTTTTGCAACTTCCATCTTACACTTAGGGCATGTTGAAGTGGTCTCTTTTAAAATCCTAACAAGGATATCTTGTTTTCTTTCTGTCTCTGCAATTTGTGCGGCAATTTCATTATTTTCTAATACGCCAATAGACTGCAGCATTGCAATTCTTTTAGTTTCTATATCAGCAATAAGCTTTAATGCGCCAGACTTAATTCCTAGCTGGCCAGATTGATCTGCATCTTCTACCGTTTTCCAAGCTTCTTTGATAAGCATTGCATAATGTTGATCCGCCCCTGAAATAGCTTCTCTAGCACGATCTCTGATGTTGCTATCGTTATGCACAACGTCTTTCCAGTCGTCAATTAATTCAATAACTTCTTTGCGCTGGATACCTGTAATTGTAGCGATCTGAGTAGGCGTACTTCCTTTAAGGAGTTCTTCAACTACCCTATTCATTCTGTCAAAATGCTGTGATAATTCTATTTCGCTCATTAATACAGTATACTTCTAGTCGACTAAAATGTCAATTGGAATTAGCCTTTGCAATCTTTAAAAGGATTAAGTATCCAATCATGTCATCAATATCATTATCTCCAGCGAAGCCAGATCCATTCTTAATTCTATTTATCTTATCATCAATGCGGATTTTAATCTGCTCTTGATTGTCCGCCTGGGAAAATATACGAATTGGACTAAGTGCTGAGTCTCCATATGATATATTCTTTTCAATTAGCATCTGTGCAATCTCAAGACACTGTCTAATAATTTTATGCCCTGAAGGAGCATCTGTTGCCATAAGCTGTAGATCTGTAATCCACATCTGATAGCCATTATCTTTTTCTGGATATCCCGCCATTATTTTCTCCTAAGCAAGACGTTTACGACATCATGCTGTTTAATTCTTTCAAATGTGGCCGCTTCCCCATTTAAAAATTCCATTGTATATTTATCATTTAATTCTACTAAAAATTCATCTGGTTGTCCAGCCCCTAGCTCAACAACAAGTAATGGACATTTCCACGCTTCTTCAGAAAAGCCTTCAAATACAAACCGCTCATGTCCTTCTACATCCATCTTAATAAAATCAATTTTGCCATTATATATTGAATCTAATCTATCAGCAAAAATTTCTTCTGTATGAAAATTACCATGTTGACCATGATTACCAGACTGGTGTTGATTTACAATTCCCGATCCGCCTATGTTTTCTTCCCATATATTTAGAACTAAATTATCTTTTTTGTTAGACAAGGCAATATTAAATACCTCTATCTTTCCAGCATCTGAGTATTCATTAAAGGTTCTAGATGTTTCGTATGATCTACAAAGTCTAGTGATTGGTTCAAAAGCCAACACCGACCCAAGATTGCCCACAGTTCTTGCCATCACTTCTGTAAAGTAAAATATGTTTGCGCCTACATCAAGACAAGTCCACCCTGGCTGTATATTGGTTATCATCCATTGCGTAAGCTCTATATCCCAATGCCCGCTGTTCCTGCATGTTGCTTGAACATACCTATCTGTGGAGTCTCCAGTATAAACGTAGAACGAATCTAATGCTTTAGAAAATGTAATCGATTGTGATGATGGGTTAATAGTATTCATCGCTTTTTAATTAATCCAAACTGGTCTAGGTACCTTTGTATAGTCATTGCAGAAACTCCGCATTCTTTTCCTATTTCTGTAACAGTTTTCTTTTGAATTATATATCTTCTATATAGCCAGTCTTTGCTTTGATAATACTTCATCTTTCAGTTAGTACTTTGTTAGCATAATGTGCAATACCAAAGCTATCTGCAACATCAAAATCCACCACATTTAAATTATACTTTCTATTAAAGTAGTCAGCAGTTCTCTGCTTTCTCATATTGCGTAACTGATTCTTATACCAGGAATCTGCATATCCTGGGTTGGCTAATCTTATTGCAGACTTTTCATCTTTCGTAGGATTTTTGTTGCCAATGTGCGCCTGCCACGAGGATGGGCTAATAGTAATAACCTTAGAACCAGTAGACATAAGCTCAGCAATAACAACTCCATAGACATAAGACAATTTTATCACAGCATCGGGTGATCTGACAAGTATAGCACCTTCTACTGCAATATAATCACTTTTTAATTCTTTAAGCATCATATTCATTCTTAATTTAGCGTTATATATTTTCTCATAAATATCTTGCCCAACTAGGTCTATCTTTCCCCACTTCAAAGGAATGTCATTTTCCATAAGGCAAAAGGCAATAGAGTTGGTGGATGCATCTATCCCCAAGACTCTATTGGCCTGTATCTTTTTTAAGCTAGCTAACGTCATTTATCCTCTTTAAAATAGAATTAACATTCCCTGTATTTATATTCTTTTCACAAGATGAGCATATGTTATTCTTATTATACCTGCTTAATTGTATGTTGCATTTTTTGCAAAGCCTCTCAGCCCCATTTTTAATTGCTTTTTTCTCATAGTACTTTTCCATAATTCTTTTATTAGTTGCAATTCTACAGCACTCATCCTTGCAATACTTTTGATTATGTGTCTTGGGTGTAAACTTTTTCTTACACTCCTTATTTTCGCAAATCATACAAGAGGAACCTCAAACTTTTCAATTTGAACAGTGCCTAAAGGTGTTTCTTTTGAATAGCATTCTTTTTTAACTGGGCAGTATGTGCAAGGCATCTTTGATTTTGAAGCACCTGCAGGGCGCATTGGAAGGTCACCATCTTTAAAGTTATCCCAAACCTCACACATCCAAGTAAAGGTATCTTCAATTATTTTAGTATTCTTTTCATTCATTGAAATTGGAATGACAAGGATCTCCTGTGTGTTTTTATTCTCATATAGAAAGAAACCTTCTTTAGCATTCTTTAGCTTCATGTATGTTAGCAATTGAAGCATATGGTTAGCTGTAGGTTTCATCTCAGACTGTCTTGTATCCCACACTTCTTGCTTAGCCGTCTTGATTTCACCGATTACGGTTTCACCATCGTACTCCATAATAAGGTCTATAAATCCTCTAATTGGTGGATACTCGTTAAGAATCTCTTCTTCTTCTGCCTTAAACTGTGGCATAGATGAAATAAGTTTTTGTAGTCTTTCGTGTGCCTGTGTGCCTTGTGCCATATTAGCAACTGCAACTGCATCGTTATCATCAATAAACATTGCTCCAGAGAAAGCCATATACCAATATCTTGGGCAGGTTCCATGACCGTATCCCAGCGAACTTGGGCTAAATGACTTCTTTGTCATCTCGCCATCTGCACGTTTAGTATTTCGATACGACTCATCAAGCAACTGTGCAAATAGTTCTGGGTCGAAGTGCTTGCCAGTATGCTTCTTAAACTTAAGGTTCTTTACTATATCTCTACCCATTGTTTGGCACCCACATTTTTTCTTTTCCTTTGTTGTGATATCTAGCCATAACAAACAGTAGGTCTGATAGACGATTTAAATATTTAGCAATGTTTGGATTAATATTTTTTATTTTCCAAACTTCACGCTCTGCTCTTCTAACGATAGTTCTTGCATTATGCAATGCTCCAGTAGGCAAAACAAAAGATCTAAGTGGCTCTAGGTATTCATTATAGTCATCAATTACATTCTCTAAATATATAATCCTATTTTCAGATATTTTTATTGTTTCGGCACCTGCAAGCTCTGCGCCAAGGTCAAATAGGTCGCTTTGAACTCTTTCGATAATGTCATTATATTCATCGATTGCCATTCCAATAGCAGAGTTAGCCTCATCTACAGCGCCGATGGCTTCCATGATAGGGCTAGTCTTAGAAACTCTATCGTTGTTGGCATTAGACGTTTGGCCATCATCACCTGTTTTGGTATAAATCTTACTTAGTATTACCATCAGTGTCCCTTTATCGCTCTCCAAATATCAATTCCAATTTTATTAACAATATACATTATGAATAACGTAACTGCTAGCTGAATTGCATACTCTATCGATATTTTGTTTTTTGTTTTATTTGGCTTATCCAATAAATTTAAGGCCATCTCAATTCTCCATCACTTGAAAAAACCAACCCTATACTGTCACCAGCGTACAAAGTTGTTTCATTAATTGCTTTTTCTGCCCAGCCCCACTCATTTCTTGGGAAAAGAAGAACCTGTTTCTTTTTTATAATTACTGCCCAGTATGCATCTTCAGGAGGCATCTCACTACAAGATTCCTCTTTGCTTGAAGGAAGATTGTTTAACCTACATAATACTGCATCTCCGTATTTAACGGTTCCCTCTGTACTGTATCCAGATTGTTTTATAAAATCTAATGCATTTATATTGTCTTGCTCTATGCATTCGTTAAATTTATTTTGTTTGGCAAGAGATCCATAGTCTACATATAGATTTATGCAAGAAGGCTTTACTCCGAACGCTTGTATCGTAAATGCAAAAGAAACTACTACAAATAACGATATGATTATTTTGTTTTTCACGAGTTGTACCTCACAACATATTTAAGCGCATCTACCAATTTGTCTATGGACTCTTTTACAGAATAATATATATTCTTTTTGTTATTGTTTACTGTTCCCGCTTTGTCCTTAGCAATTGTAGAATATACAGATGCAAGCACTGCAAACTTTGTTGACATTGCCTGAAGCTCCATAATTAAATGTGGTGCTTTTGCTGATGGGACATCAGGATTCATTAACAATTTTACCACAATTGAAAGAGCTCTGTCTAAGTGTTCATCTTTCATGAACTCGTGCAGATCGTTAAATTCTGTAATATCACTAATTAACTCAAGAGTATTTTTATCTTCAGCCATTTTTTATCCTCTTATCCCACTTGTCTAGAAATAGCCCTACAGGGTATCCAATTACAAACCCAACCATTAGTCCCATAAGAAATGCTGTCATGCGAATGCCTTTTGAATTAAAGCATACCCAATCCATAGCCCTACAATTCCCATTAGTCCAGCGAATACTGGTGGGGCAGGAATTGGCAACTTAAATATACTGAATACTCCGCCTACTGCAATTCCAGTAACGGTTGTGAAGAATAATTCTTTCATTAAAATGGAACCTCTGACTCTGTAATGTCCCATTTAGCAGGGGCTGACCATGAGTCTGACTTAGGGAATTGTTTAGATCCATTTGAATCTCCCTTTGATAGAGACCATGTAGTGACTGCAATTGTGTCCGCATTTACATCATAAGATGTTCTGCTATTGCCTTCTTTATCTTTCCACGTCTCTTCATAAATCTTACCTACTATAACTACTTCCTGGCCTTTCTTAAGGGTAGCAATACTCTGTTCTGCCAAACTCTTCCATGCCTTGACAGTCCACCAAGATGTATCTTTGTCATCCCAGTTACCCGTTGAATCATTCTTTACACGGTCATTAGATACAATACGTAGTCTAACTCCGCCTCCATTAAGCTTAACTGGATCTTGCCCTACACGACCAACTATTGTAATTGTTGGATTAGCCATTATTATTTTCCTCCCAGAATGCGATCAAGTCTTCTAAGACTGACCACTCAATGATTCCAAGACGAACCTTGGAATCCTCACCGATAATAATTTTAAGAGCAGGATGCATATCCCTACTTACCTTAAAAGTATCTGTACAGATTTTAGCCCATACATCTTTGTTTAAATTAAATGATGCCTTTGCTTCTTTATAATCCACAAGGAACTGATTCCACTTAGCATCACCTTTTTGATAATCACCACGGCCACTATTTTTTTGAGCCT